ATGCAGTTAACCCCTGCCGAAAGAAGAAAAATTATTGAAGGCTTGTTGGATCTTGATGTGTTGGCAGATATGAATCAATATGTTAAAGGACAGTTGGGTTCATTAAAGGTAGATATTGTAGAAAAAGAATCATTTCTTAAAATTGCACATGAAAAGATTAAAGCACAAAAAAGTTTTATTCAACAAGTAAAGAATCACAATGCTGATGATATAAAGGCAATTGATGAGAAAATTGAATCTTTTGAACAAAACATCAAACTTAGTAAATCCGAACAAGACGATCATACAAAGCAACTTGAAAAAATAAATGAAGAAGTAAAAAAACAAAAGAAAATTATAGATTCTTTAAAAGATGTTCCAGTAATGCTAACCAAGGCAGAGGTTCTTGAAGCTACTTTAAAAGAAGAGATTCAATCTTTAAAAACATCTGCCATATGCAGTTGCTGTGGTCAAAATCTACCAACAGATCAAAAACTTTTAGAATGCCAAAAAGCAATAAAGATTGCAAAAGAAAAGAATCAAAAACTTTATAATGCCCAAGAGGATTTTAAATCTTTTAACGTTACTGTAAATAGCATTCGTGATGATATAATGGGAATTGATTATAGAATTGGCAATGGGGAAGAAAACGTAAAACGTTTGCAAAAAGAAAAGAAAGAAAAGCAAGCATCTAGCAACATTTCTTCATTAGAAGAAAGTTTACATAAATCTGAATTCGAAAAAGATGAAATGTCAAAAAAATTGCAGAATTTAATTAATGAACAAATTCATCACGATGTGGTTTACGATATACTCAAAGATGGTGGCCTCAAGAGCCGTATTATTAAGCATTATGTTCCCATCATCAATGGACTCGTCAACAAATTCCTCTCAAAACTTAATCTCTATGTTGACTTTAACATCAACGAAGAATTTAAAGAAACAATCAAATCAAGATATAGAGATGAATTCTCATATTCCTCTTTCTCTGAGGGAGAAAAGCAGCGTATCGATTTGGCCATACTGATGACTTGGCGTGAAGTTGCCAAGATGAAGAATAGCTTAAACTGCAACCTTTTAATTTTTGATGAAATTTTAGACTCTTCATTAGATTCAGCTGGAACGGAATCATTCTTAAAGCTTCTAAATAAAATGAAGAACAAGTGTTCTATATTCATCATTAGCCACAAGGCAGATCAGCTAATAGATAAATTTGATCAGCAAATGCATTTTGAAAAGAAAAATAATTTTTCAAAGATGAAAGTTCAAATCTAAATATTTCTAAATGTTTAGAGGAAAATTTCAAATTAAGGATGTAAACGGAAAACCTTTTAACTATATAAAGGGTGATGTAGTTACACATCAAGGAAAATTATATCAATGTTCTCAACAAACTGAGAAAAGCCCAATCCAAACACCAAAAAATTGGTTTTTTGTTGGGATTACCGAAAATACTATTTCTGAAAATCCACCAATTAGTCCAAAAGAAGGACAGGTGTGGATTTCATCAAGTGGTGTTTCATATGTCTGGTATACTGACATAGATGGTTCTCAGTGGATTGCAACTTGATTTCTGTTTTAATGGAGTTATAATTGAAGAGTCATGAACGAAGAAAGCTTTGAAAAGTTTACTAATCGTCGCAAAAATAAGCCATCTGGATTTAGTAAAAAACAACAGGTAAGAAACAAACGCGGATCTAGACATGAAAATAAGCAGCAAGTTCAGGATATGATGTATCGTAAAAATAAAGACGAAGATTAATTTACAAAAGGAAATATATGACAACTGTGACTAAAATGAGACTATCTAAAGAAACACTCGCAATTCTAAAAAACTTTTCTTCCATCAATTCAAACATTTTGATCAAGCCCGGAAACAATCTCCGGACTATTTCTGGTGGAAAAAATATCTATGTTGAAGCAACAATTCAAGAAGAGTTCGACACAGATGTTCCTATTTGGGACTTGAATAAGTTTTTGGGTGTGGTAAGCATGTTCCCAAATCCCGATTTGGAGTTTTGTGATACCCATGTGGACATTTCAAATGGAAAGTCTTCAGTTAGGTATTACTACTCCGAACCATCTCTTTTGACTGTTCCAACTAGAGAACTGGAAATGCCAGAGATCATTATTAGTTTTGATTTGGATGAACATAATCTAAATGAGATTCTAAAAGCATCTAGCATTCTTCAGGTCAGTGATCTTAAGATTGTTGGTGAAAACGGTGTTCTCAAGATTACTGTTGATGATGCAAAAAATGACACTTCTAACAGTTTCTCTGTTTTGATTGATGAGAATTATGATGGACCTGATTACGAAGGAACGTTTAATGTCTCGGAAATTAAGTTTTTGCCGGGATCGTACAAGGTTGAGCTAACTAAAAACATTATTTCTAGATTTACTCATCAAAGTCAGAACCTTTCATACTATATTGCAATTAAGCGGGGTTAATCGTGACCGATGTGACTAATCTACTTTGGGTCGAAAAGTATCGTCCCAAAACCATGTCAGATTGTATATTGCCAGTTGATCTTTCTACCATTTTTAATGGAATGGTAAAGGAAAGAAAACTACCAAACATGATGTTTTATGGAAAGGCTGGAACTGGAAAGACTACAGTTGCCAAGGCTTTAGCTAATGATTTGGGAATGGAATCCATTCTCATAAACTGCTCAGAGGAAAATGGTATTGATACATTGCGAACTAAGATTCGTCAATATGCATCAACTATGTCTTTGAGTGGTAATGGCAAGGTAATTATTCTAGATGAGTTTGACTATGCTACTCAGGGCATTCAAACTGGATTGCGTGGAGCCATAGAGGAGTTTGCAGATGGCTGCAGATTTGTCTTGACTTGTAATTATAAGAGCCGTGTAATCGATCCTTTGCACTCAAGATGCACGGGCATCGATTTCACGGTGCCAAGTCAAGAAAAGGCTCAAGTTGCCTTGTTAATTCTAAAGCGCATTGAGCAGATCTTGGAAAAAGAAAAGGTTTCTTATGACAAAGGTGTTTTGGTAAACCTAGTTAAGAAGCATTTTCCAGATATACGCAGAATCATTAATGAACTGCAAAAGTATTCTGTAAGTGGTAAAATTGATGTTGGTATTCTTTCGCAGGGCAGTAGTGAATCTTATAAAGAACTGCTTGGCTTTATGAAACAAAAAGATTTTACTTCCTGCCGAAAGTGGATTGTACAGAATATTGATTTGAATACAGCAGAGTTTTTTAAGCGTCTGTACACAGAGCTATATACTACACTAAAACCAAATTCAATTCCTCAAGCAATTTTAATCATTGCAGAATACCAGTACAAGGCTTCATTTGCAGCAGATCAAGAGATTAATAGCATGGCTATGGTTGTGCAGTTAATGATGGATTGTGAGTTTGCTTAATGGAACTAAAAGACTTTTTGAATAGCATTAATTACGATAAGAAGCCTTTGCTAGACCAAGACGAAAAGGCAGAAAAGGCATATCCTTCATTTATCGTAAACAAATGTCTTTCATTTTTTCCTGATACCTTATTGCATGCAAATGAAATCAACTGTCACTGGTGGGCTGATAAAAAGATGCAGTTTGATTTTTACAGGATGTCAATTAGAAAAAAGAAGCGATATTCATCTTGGTTAAAAAAATCTACTGAGGGAAATATTGCTATAATCAAAGAGGTTTTTGGATATACGGATGCCAAGGCTCAAGAAGTCCTAAATATACTCGGACCCAGTGATATAGAAAAGTTAAAGCTTTCTTTATATAAGGGTGGAACTGATATTAAAGAGTGAGGCAGTATGTCCGAAATTTCAGATAAAATTTTTAATAATGTTGGCGTTCATATAAAATTATTTGATCCAGAAGATTTTATGGTAGTAAGAGAAACACTTAGCCGTATTGGTGTTTCGCCAAAAGGAAAAAATATTTTATATCAATCCTGCCATCTTATTCATAAAAATGAAACTTATATTGTAGCGCACTTCAAAGAACTTTTTGCATTGGATGGTCTTCCATCCAATGTATCTGAAGAAGATTTAAAAAGAAGAAACGCTATCATAAAGTTACTGGAAGAATGGGAACTGCTAGAAATAGTTGATAAACAAAAGATTTTAAACCAAATGCCTATAGCTGGTTTAAAAATCATTAAATATAATGAACGGGATAACTGGGATTTAATTCCAAAGTTTAATCCCGGTTCTCTTCGTAAGTTTTTTAATTCATAAGGATGACAATGTATAATTTAACTTTAAGTATGATCGTCAAAAACGAGGCTCCAAACATCGAAAGATGCTTGGCTTCATGCGCACCATTTATTGATTATTATGTTATCTGTGATACCGGATCTACGGATAATACCAAGGAAATCATCAAAAAGTTTTTTGATGATAAAGGTATTCCCGGAGAAATCCATGATCATGAATGGTCTGATTTCGGAACAAATCGTTCTAAGGCACTTGAACTATGCCTAGGTAAGACTAAATGGGCGCTGATGATTGATGCTGACGATTTTATTACTGGCAATCTTCCAGTAGATAAGTTTGATGATAATCTTGACGGTTATGTTGTACAAATTAAACGTGGAGAGTTCAAGTGGTTGCGCGCACAGCTGTTTAATCTAGCAAAGAAGAAATGGTGGTACGAAGAGCCATTGCACGAATATGCAATTTGCGAACAGCCGATGAATGTACAAAAACTT